AGCTTCTGCGTCGCTCCCATGATGGACTGGATCGACGAATCAGAATAATTGTTATATTTCAAAATACTATAATTACCTCGCCCTCAAGTGGAGCACTATAGGAGCCCCACTAAACCAAACATTACCGCCCTGCCCCACCAGATTTAACAGCGTTTAACGCATAATCGAAAACAACTACGCTAAGATTTGGAGGAAAGGAGGTTAGCATGCTCAAAAGGACGTTGCTTTACATCGCATTACTATTCCCTGTAGTCGGCCAAGCTGCCATCTATCAGTGCAAGGTTGATGGCCAGACGATCTTCTCCGACGAGCCTTGTGGCGATGACGCCAAGGAACTGGATCATAAGCCAGCTCCGGCTATTGGCGGTCGATTCGACACTGGTACCGATGCGGAGTTCTATGAGCCGGAAACCCGCCAGAGATCCAAGGCCAGCGACCCATGCCCTTACATTAACTCTACCGAGCTTCGACGGCTGATCGTGCAGAACAAGATCAAGCGAGGAATGAAGCCAGGTGATGTCAGGAGATCTTGGGGGAGCCCATCAAGCATATCGACTGGCGATCTGACACAGTGGGCCTATCACTACACTGGAGGCTCGGCCAATTACGTGTACTTCAGAAATGGGTGCGTTGTTAATTGGAGCGGATATTATCGCTGAGAGCAATCCATTGATTAAAAAGAGATAGTATATGTCGACGCTACCGAACACAGATTTACGCGATCAGATTTCCTCCTCAACATTGAACTCTGAAGCCATGCTCACACTTGTGGATTATGCAAATATTTTTGAAAGTGTGGCAATAGGATTATCTGCTCTGGCGGCGGCATACTTTGGCGTCAAAGGGATTGGCAGCCTGCTACAAGAAGAAGATATTAAAGAAAGATTCAAGATTGTCCGCAAAAAAAACTTTGAGCTAACTTCTTTTTCTCTTAATGTTCTCTACGAATTAGATAAGATGGATGATGGGTCAGACTTTATAATTACAGATGATCAAATATCGAAACTACAAAAGATCTCAATGGATCTTGAGCAAGAGTCTCACGGTTCCGGATCAGTGCCACAGACTTTTTGCCATTTGATCAGTGCAATTTTAAATGAAATAAAACCAAACTACAAAGCAAACAACGCTAGCCTAAAATTATCATCCCACCGCTTATATGCATTCTTTTATGACTCCGTTTCAAGCATGATATTCTATCTCGACCATAATATTGAAGTTCCCAGAAAGAAAAGAATCTCCATGAAAAATAGGTTTTTTTCCTGGTGGTATATGATGCCAGGCAAGCAAGAACTGGCCGCAGGGAGTTTTGGCGTTTTTCTATCCAGTCGAAGTCATGCTATAGCTGCAATACACAAAGTTTTGGAAAGAATTAATGCTGAAACCATTTATTATGCACTTTTATTTAAACACTCAAGAAATAATTCGGAAGCCATAAAAAAATCGTTAGAGCTAGACGCCTATATACCTCCATCATTTGTGGTAAAGGATAGAGAAGATGGGGAAAATGATATTTTTCTTTATGGAACGAGATTATATCTTGTTAAAACAGATACCATTACCGACATTGATACAAAAGAAACGCATGCTCTAGCTTATTATCACGACTTAGATAGATCTACTATCAACCTAAAAGAAGGTTCCGGTCTAAAAAGTGCCATTAGAAACTCAAAAGATGAAATCTCCGGGAAGAGATTTTTTGATATTTTCGATAATTATACCGCCTATGGTGATGGGTCTTTCCGAGTGAAAATACCAATCTCATGGATGAACCGGGACGATAGAAAATTCAAGCACGCGGTGAAGAAAAAGCTCGGCCGCAGAGCAATTTTGAGCCGGTGATACACAAAGAACTAGCGCTAGACAAACTGTTTGCCACTTGGGAGGTTCGGCGCCTCCCCGATGATCTGCTCCCCCTCAACCCAAGCCTTTTTGCCAGCCTCCACCAGCCCGCCCTTGAGCCTCACTTGTTGCCCGTCTCTACGGGTGGCCAAACTGGTACCGTCGGCGTTCACGGTGTCAATGGTGACGGTGTAGCGCCCCGCCCGGGGCAGCAGGCGCTGGAAGCGCGCCCAAGGGTTAACGGTTGCCATTAGTAGTGATGCCTCTCGATTTTGACTGTCTGTGTGACACGGCCGGTACCGGGCTGGCCGACTGAAATGCTGACGCCCAGGGCGTTGCCGCGCCAGGTGTTCGCAGGCTCGATGGTGTCCCGCATCTCTACCAGCATGGCCGGCTCGATCAGGCCCGGGCTTCCGCTGGTAGGCAGGACTGTTTCGATGGTGACGATCTCCTGGTTGCCACCTGCGGCGATGGCGGTCATCCCCCGCTCTCGGCACTGGTAGGCTTCGACGTTCAGATCATCAAAAATGTCCGGCGCCGGTTTGTCGCCAGCGGTGCCCTGGCGCACCACGTCGATGGCCACCCCGTCAGTAATGCCGGAGACGAACACGGCGTTGTACTCGGGCTGCGGCTCCCACTGGCTGGCATAGCTGGTGGTCATGGTGTCGGCGATGATGGCATCCACGGATTCGATCGGCAGGCTGGCATAGCCCCAAGGGCCGACCAGCTTGTAGCGGTGCTTTATGTGCAGAATGTCCTGCTCCCGATCCGGTACCACCACGGCGCCCTGGGCGGCGGCCAGCTCGGCGATCACTTCCATTGCCGTCTTGTTATCCCACCCCCAGGCGCCCGCCGGGATGATGTAGTCGGTGAGCCCCTGCTGCCGGCTGATCGTAAAGCCGGTGTACTGTAGTTGTTCCGTCATGACCTGGGTGGCGGTGGCCTGGCTGGTGATGCGACCGGTGCGCTTCGGTGCGTAGGGCGCGGCCAGCAGCTGCGGGCGGGATACCCCTTTGACGGTGTAGGCTTCCCGGGCAAACTTTCGGTTCAGGCTGTACCGCTCCACCACAAACCGCCATTGGTAGCCGTTGACCGTGGCGATCACTTCCGCCGGCCCTTGGGCAGTCGGGCGGATTTGATCCATGCTGGCGCGGTTCAGAATGGTGCAGCTCATCGTCCAGGCGAAGCTGTCGATATCCAGCTCGATGCTCAAATCCCGAAATTCCAGCGGGGTGCCGGTGGTCACTTCGATCAGGCTGCTGGCGTTCATTACGATGTACGTCCTTTTGATCTCTGGTTCTGGGGGCGGGTCGCCTGCCGGGGCGTCCGGTTCATTGGCGCTCGGGAACTCAATCTCGGTACCAATCCGAGGTTTTCTATCCCAGGGATGGATGGTGCGCCCGTCCAGGGCTTCCTTGAGCGACCAGCCAGGCAGGTTTGGCTGCGCGTCCACGCTTCGGGTCGGGGGCTTTACCTCCACGGCGGTGGCCACAGGTACCAGCTCAAAGTCGACCACGCCAGCCCCCGGGGGCTGGTATGGCGAAACCTGCAGGTTCAATGTATCGCTTTGCACCAGATCCACTTCCTCCGGCAACGGAGCCTGCCAGTTCAGAATGCTGTCACTGGCGCCGTGTCGGCTTGTTTGGTAGTGGTCTGTCGGGTCACTGAATCCCTGATCGGCGCGCTCATCCTTGGGGGCCTGAACGTCCCATGCCTGGGCGCCATAGCCCTCGGGATCGTCCCGTGTTGGCACTTTCCGCCAGAGGGCTCGCTCTGCCCGCAAATCCAGCGGATTGGCGTTAAGGGCTCTGTAAGGGCTGGGGCGGCTGTCCTTGGCAGGCACAAACTCCCAGCCGGCACCGTATGCCGGTAGGGGCAGGCTGCTCGCCTGATCGGCTCTATGGCGCCTTCCGGCGCCGTCCATTGGCTTCGCCAGCTCATGGCCTTGCCATCGAGTATCGCTGACCCCAACGCTGGCCTGGGCGCTCAGGTAGCCTACGGAAACCGCAAGCGGTGGTTTGCGATAGACGAAGCCGCCCGATTCGGCCAAGTCGAAGTCCAGTGCCGTCGGGTTGGTCGGCGGGCTGTACTGGGCGCCGAGGTCTAGGACCACTGCCAGCGGATTGCCTTCTGGTGCGTAGGTCACGGCGCTGGATCGGGAGCAATAACTTCTGGGTTGACCGGCCCGTGAACCACCGGCCGATAGAAAGGCCTGGCGATCATTGAGGCGGTGCCATAGAGTTGGGCGGTTTCGGTATCGATCACCCACGCTGGCTCTTCGCTCGGAAGAGTTCCGGAGCCGGTACACTCCCAAACGTGCCCATTCGAGATAGACGGGTGCACGCGATCCCCCACGGTTACGGCCATGTCCGCTTGGAAGTCCATACCGTAGTCATCAAAAGCAATCACGAAGACGGCTTCTGAATAACCTGCCAAAAGATCAATGGTGTACTCTCCAGTGCTTGGATCGCTAATCGATTGCCCGAGCGATTTGCTGGCCGTTACAGCTTCCCCGTCAATCTGATGCGCTATCGCTCGGTAGCTGAAGGCCCTTACAGTCCTTTGAGCTGGAGTCCCTTTTATCTGAACAACACCAGAGACCTTGGAGGTGGAACCATCGGAGGGAGGCGCCCCCAGCGCCTCAATAACGACAAGCCCATCACCAGTGTTTGCCGTTATAGAAGCCCCATCGATATTTTCTTGATCGGTTCCTAGGTTGAATGACCCGCCGCCCCCGGCGTTTTGAGAGTTATATCCTGCACCGCCACCGCTAAATCCGCCCCCGCCACCACGAGCAAGATTGGATGAACCTCGGCTGGCGCCTCCTCCACCACCAAAGCCGCCCAGAGCTTCTTGCGAGGAATAGGGGTTTACGTTGTGGCCACCCTCACCGCCGTTCAAATAGGCCTGAGGTGCCGGACTTGGGTTCAGGCTTTCGCCATTCGTAAAGAACCCAGCACCTCCGTCAATCGTCTGGTTTGATGTGTAACCCCCATTACCTTCGGTTCCGCCCGCAGCACCTCCTGGATTAGCATCTTGATTTATCGTGGCGTGCCGAAGGTCACTTTCCCCTTCAAATCCGCCGCCGCCTCCGCCTGCAACTAACAAGGGCGATCCTGTAGGCGTTGCCACAAATGTCCCGCCCCCACCTGCACAGTCGTTATTTATAGCCTCCCCCTGATGGCCAACAAGTATGTCGATCGTTTCCCCTTCCGAAAATTCAAAGACCCCGGACATTACTGCGCCTCGACCACCGAAAGCGCCACCACCCTGCGCACCATAGGCCGTTATCCGAAACCTGCCTGCATAGGGCGCCACCCACTGCTGGATATTGCCTTGCGAAACAGAGATCTTGTCAGGGTTAAAAGTCCAGCTGTCCATCAGTCAGCATCTCCCCGGTTCTGAGTGGCAAACTGGTCTGTCTCTTCCACGGCTCGCCCTGCCACGATGGTGCGCGCTACCCAAAACGGCGCCTGCCCACCATCGGTGTTGAATCGCAATGTATTGCCGCTAACCCAACCGCTGCCCCAACCCTCTTTTCGGATGGTGAAGTAGGGCGCGCCCGTCGCAGCGTTGGTCGGCGCAAGATCAGCGGTGATGTTACCTGTGGCCACGATGCCTACAGTTTCCCCGATCACTTGAAAGCCTGCGTTGCTGGTGAAATTGATCGCCCAACGTTCCTTGATCGCACCCTGGTTGGTCACTTCAATTGGGTAACTCACCAGGTTGTACTTCGCGGTAGTGCTATCGCCGATCAAGCCGTCAGACCAAGTACCGTCCCAAGCCTTCTGATGGAAGGCGTTGAAGGCTCGCGCCCGAAGGTCGCCGTAGAGCACTGCGGCGCTGGCGATGGTATCGCCGGCGGTGTAGTCCTGGGAAAGCGGAATGTTCAGGCTGATCTGCCCGCCGATCTGCACGTCGGTGGCCAGGCCCATATCCTCTACGCGGTTATAAACCTGCAGCGGCTCGGTCACGGCGTTGGCCTCGCTGTCCACCAGATTCAGCGGATCGGCAAAGGTCAGCGTGCCGGCGTCGGTGTCCAGGGTGTACTGGTCGGCGGCCAGCCGGTTGCCGTTAACCCCTTCCACCCAAACCTCGGCTTGGTTCTGGCGACCAAAGGTGACGACCTGCCCCGGGGTGGCGGTCATGACCTCCTGGCTTTGGGTATTGGAGACCACCACCACGTCGCCCAGATTGAACTGCGGCACGCGCCCGTCGCTCGGCAGGCGGGTGGCGTCCAGGCCAACCAAATCCGCATCCAGCGGCAGGAAGGTGTAGCTTACCGCGCTGTATCGAACAGTTGAGGGCACCACGGGCACGCTATTGGCCTGCAGATCGCTGGCCCACTCGATAGTTACCAGACCAGTCTGGGTGTCCACAAAACCGCTGACGATGTTGCCGCCGGTCAGATTGCCGCTGGTGTCGGCATTGATTGTGATTTGATTGCCCTCGATGTCGGTAGCGTTGACGATCAGACTGCCCTCGCGCAGCGGCGCCCCTGCAGTGCGGAAGATCGACCGATTAGCCGGTGCTTGCTCAAGTGTGGTCAGGCAGGCCAGTAAGGTGACGGGGGTGTTCGTCGGCGTATTGGCCGGGTAGTCCTCAAGCGTGACAAGGCCGGTGGCATAGTCGATGCTGCCCACGGCGGTACCAGTGTCGGTGATCGGCGACCAATCTCTGATGATCGCGCCGTCCTGGTCGCGGTACTGCGTCCCGTTGATCTCGAACAGCACGCTGTTGGGCACGATGTTTCGGCTGCTGGTCGGCGTCAGGTCGATGGTCAGACCAGGAATCGGGCGGGTGGTACTTCGGATCTGCACCGGATCGCCAGGATCTGTCCAACTGATTGAGGCAGTCGTGCCCGCGTAGGTTTCAACGGCGGTTTCGGTGCCATTTTCCCAGTAGCTGCCTGCTCCGATTCTGGATTTTTCATCATAAGTCTTGAACGTGTAGTTCTGTCGGGCGTTAAGAGTGACGGCTCCCGTGGCGTAATTGACGGAACCCAGAACCGGCCCGCCCTTCTCGCGCCGTAGGTTGCCGCCGCCATCATCGGTTATGGTGACTTCCTCGCTGGCGTATTCGGTGCGATTCGACTTTCCTGAGCCGGCTTTGTACCGCCACTGCTTGGTAATCCGCTTTACAATCAGGCGGATCTCCAAAGAGCCCTCGCGCATTGCGGTGGCGGGACTAAATGTTGTGTCGCTGCCGGAGCTGGTGTTGAGCGCGAACTGGTCAGTCAGCTTTGTCTGGCCCTGCCAGTCCTCGTAGTCGATGGTGTAATCACCATCGCTCGGGCTTGGCGCCGGATTCGGGTTGATAAATATCAGGCCGTTGGAATAGCTGACAGTTCCGGTACCGGCGCCGGTCAGGCTGCCCGCCCCATCGTCCGTCAGTGTGTACTGCTGACCGCCGGTGGTCCAGGTGATGACCACGCTACCCGGGGAAAGGTTGCGCTTAACCTGGGCGCTGGCGAAGTTGTAGGCGAGTGCGACGTTACCCATGATTTAGTCCTTAAACGGTTACGGTTTCACCGACTTCAAAGCGGATGGTCGGGGCATCTGGGATAGCGGCGCCGGCTTCAATAACGGTGCCCTGCTTTTCGCCCCAGGCGAGGATTATTTCGGTACCGGAATCAGGCAGAGCCGCCAGCGTGAAGTTCACGGTACCGGTGGCGTAATCCACGGTTCCGGTGCCATCTCCGGTTAGCTCCCCGCCGCCCTCGTCGCGTAGCAGGTACCAGCTCCCTTGGGCGCGGAACTCAACGGTCAGGGTGGCCTCTGCGGCCTTTGGCTCGGTCTGGAACACCCACGTCAGACTCCGGGTCTGCTGATTCACTTCCAGGCTGGCCTGCTTGGTCTGCTGATTCACGACCGCCCCAGGCAGAAACGTCAGGGTGGTCGTTCGGCTGGTGCTGCCGCCTGAGTAAAAGGCGCGTATCTCGCCGTTCACGTAGTCAACTACGCTGTTTTCTTCGTCCAGGTAGTTGCTGCCGCCGGTGTGAACCAAGCGCCCGCCGTTGTCCACATAGCTACCGTTGTTGCCGGAAATCTGCAGGGTGCCCGGCACGATGGCGCGGCCAGCGTGATAGATACCTTCCCCGTTCGGGCCAGTGGTCACGCCGCTGATATTACTCACAGTGATGGTGTTGTTGCTGGCCGGCCGGATGATTGCCGCCAGTGCACCGGCAGCCTGGTCGGTGATGGCATTCTCGGATTGCGCGCTTGGAACCAAGGGGGCGTATACATTCTCAACGGTGATGATCCGGTCGCCCACGGCAGCCGGGGCCGCCAGTGGTGAGGCACCATAGTACTTGGCAGCGTCGGCGACCTGCGTTTTTAGGATCTTCATTTCGCTGTTGAGGTTGCCGGTGGGGTGCGGATCGCTACCCTGGAAGTCGTAGGCCAGCGGTTGAGCCAGCTCTATCACGTAGGTTTTCAATTGGAAGTTGTAGAACCCGTAACTACCCCGATCGATGGTGAAGGTTTGTCTCTCGATATCAACACCGGTGATGCGGATATACTGCTGACCCCCGCTCTCTTCGTTGAGCACGAATATCTGGCCGGGCTCCGGATCTTTTTGGTTGTTCGTGAAGGCTAGCGCCTGGACGGCCCGCTGCCCCTTCAGT